GCGATCTTGTAATATATGCTCAACGTACCTGCAAACTTCCCTTTTGTAGCCACATACATATTAATGGCTGGATGTACTGGATCACAAGGTACCAACTGCTGTCCTAAGCCTGTTGGCATCTGAAGCTCCACTTCCATTCGCTGATTGATACTGGCCACATTAAAACCTAGAACTTTGGAATTAACCGAACGATACACGTCCTTATAATCCAAAATTCCTTCTGCTGCTGTGCATAAGCAAAAGGCAATACTGCCTCCCGCTTTACTACACGTAACAAACATCCTGAAAGACTCAAGGTCTACACCTTTGAATCCGACAAGTGCTAGTTTCAGCAAAGTAGCCAATTCTCCACCTTTGATGGTCGTGTCCTGCGTTCCGTCCCAATCTGTGTGTGAACTTATTGTTATACCTGAGAAGTTTCGCCTGATTGACAAAGGCTGACTAGACGGCAACTGAACTGTATTGCTGTCTGTCGGTAATACTCTCACCATCTGCTCTCCATCATTTGTTGTACCAACCTGCTTCGATGTAATGTCGGTCATGGTTGATATCGGACCTTGCTGGGTTTACTAGCTTACAGATCCTCGTAAAGAGGAAGCTCTGCGTCACCCAATTTGTTGCCGTCGGTAACACTTTGATTTGCCATTGATCCTCCTACTGAGTAATCAATGCCAGTTGCAGCTAACCACACGTCTTCGTCAACTGCCGCTACTGCGTCCCATCCAAACTCGTGATTTATGTGTAGCTCCCGTCTTGCATTCATCAGTAATCTTGTCAAAATCTGATGTGCATCGCTCATTTCAGGTGTCATTATTTCATGCAACAGGTCCCCAAGCCTATACGCCAGTGTGAAGTCCAAAAAGTATCCACGAGTCACCTCTGCAAGGTGACCTGCTTCTTTATGGACTAGTAATTTCATTAGCAATAGCTCTGGGTCTTTGATCATGAGGCCTTTCTTCTCGTAGTATCCAACAAACGATCCTCCGTCAGTCCTCACAACAATTTTCTCTATCGCTCGCTCGAACTGCTCCCAATACGCGTAATCCGGGTTCTGAGTCAACGCTTTGTAACATAGGAAATCGTCGCCCCCTTTCTTGCACGGGGTACCTGGTGTTATGTTGTATTTTGCTGCAATCCTCGCTACATTTCCTGTCGAATTGCTCAAAAACGTCAACAACATGCCTGAGAACGTCATCACACCAATTTCTTTGCCATTGATCTTCATTTCAAGCCCATGTTTCCGGAAGAAGTCGCATTCTGTTGACTTAAATCCAAGATATGGCATCAAGAAGTCCGTAATCAACGCCACATATGCTGCGCTCATGCCTTTTTCTTGCTCTGTCAAGTCGCTTTCCCAGTAGACCTGCGCGTCCTTCCCGTATTTCATTGTCCAATCCAATAATTGGCCCACTGATTTTCTCGAATGGAAGTACACGTAGTCTGGTAGATTTTGACAGTACAGGTCCATAAGCAACGTTCCAAGCCCACCGCCTTCGAATAGGTATTCGTCACCAAACGTCACCACGCCTTGCGGCGCGGACGCGTCTTTCACATCCATGCTTTTCATCTTTTTCTGCGTTTTCATATCCATTCTCGGTTGGAAACCTGGTTCTGCTCTTGTCAAGCCCATTTTCTTAAGAGTCGCTGAACGAACCGCACGCTTCGCCTCAAAACGCCCATTTGCGTCCTCTAGGCCATCGTCTGTTCTATATGTCTTCGCGCGCTCTCCATGCCATCCGTAGTAAGTCTTCAACCTACTCCAGAGATATTGTGCATAGGGCCTCTCTTTTGCATACTCCAAATGGTTTCCTCTCGTCGTGCCTGGTCTGATTCTCTTATTCCATGTCATACTGTTTGAAGCTTCATCGGCTTTTGTATGATGTAGAACCCATTCATTTGCTATTGATTTGTACTTCAATAAGTTCTCTGGGTCCTTCATCCTCATGAAGTTCTGCCGTATCCGCTTCAAATCTGATTTGTGCATAGTTGGTAACTCTTTCGCCGCATAACGCCTAAG